CAACAACTCGCGGTACTATTTGACTTTCTGATTCATGAACACAATCTTCATTCCAATCAGCGCATTGTCTATAACGCGTTTTACGCGGCTTCTTCTTCGTACGTTTTTCGTCCACGTGTCCTTTACGACGTTTTTCTCGCCCTGCTTGCGCTTCACCCAAGTAAATCCACCTTTCGTCATAATAAAATGACATTGAAAATATATTAATTTGTTTACTAAAAATCTTCATGGTTTAAATATGATTGAGCATTGGGAAATAATATTAGGGAAATTAAAACATAATGATAAAAGCTAAATAACGGGAATATTGATATAATTGCTTTTAACTATGTTTATTGACGTTCGGCAAGAAAGTCATGGGAATAAAATGGTATTTCAGATTATACCATACCCGTGCTTTTTGTGAGTAACCAAGTAAACCAATTGGATTTGTAACTATGACTGCAACACTGGAACAACTCGCCTCTCGTTACAAATTTTATAGTACTTCAGCCTTTGTACTCACTGACAAAGGATATCTTCAGGGTCATGCTATCTATTCCTGACTTGAGGCCCGTCTTGCTGGCACATGAATGTGTTCACAAGCTACTATCTCAAGCTCTTCACAGGTTTCTTTAAGATTCTATGGCCCACAACTGGCCCATTGCCTCTCTTAAATCAACTTTATTTTGGGTAATGCAAAAGCACCCCCGGGCTATACAGAGCTCCTGGTGGTTTACAACACTGCACCAAGTGCAAATACAACATCGTTGTCTCTGTTTTCCAACTACATTTTGAGGTTCCCAGCCTCGCAATAGCTTAGAACAGCTTCAACAAATTGCAATGCACCTTCACAACCTAATTAAACAAAGAAATATAAATAAATTTTTTATGTTTTTCAAATTAAGTATTCAACATACAAGTAAATTATACATAAATACAAATCCTAAACGGAAATTGCCCTTGCGGGCGTTACCTATTCCTAAAATGGAATAGGTCACGGGTTCAGTCCAGATTACCGTCGTTTTGACATTTGTAAAACAAATTTTGTTTACACACAAGGTTTCAAATTGTGTAAACGAATTTAACCTAGTTCAAAATACACGATCACCGCCTTCGGCGGGGTCGGGTGTTCAATGGAG